ATGTACAGTTCCATGATAGTTTAGTCCATTCTTTAATACGGTCCTTCTCTTCCATACATTAGATATAAAAGTATCAGTCCTATAGCCGTACTTATAAGCCATCTATTATTTATCTTACTCCTCATATCTGGGGTTATATTGTGTCCTCTAATAATAATATCTTTCACTATATGGAAAGTAACCATTACTATGATGAAAACTACGGCGGTAATTATGAAGCTTTGACTCATACTTTAATATAAGAACTTTTTGTCATTTATACAAGAATACCCGGGGAAATTTTGCGGGAAAATTTTTGTGCTACAGGGGGATACTATTTATATTAAAAATTTATATGAACGGCACTGTATGGGCGTTTGGAGATAGTTTTACAAGAGGTTGTTGTGTAGGTGGACCAATAGATGGTAATTACTTAGAACAACCTTATGTAAAAATCATAGCCGAAAAATTACAAATGAAATGTAATAATAAAGCTAGAGAAATAATGACCTTCACAGATATATTCGCGACCATAACAAAACATCTACAGTACATTAAAAAAGGAGATATAGTTATAGCAGGTCCTACTTCTCTTTTCCGTATTATGTACCCCACAGACTATGAGTATGTACAAGATTACCACGGTACAGAAGATACAGGTGAAGAATCTCTTACAGGTCTCAACCTACCTAGTATTGAATCAGCAGCACATTTTATAAATGCTAAAAATGTAGATAGAAAGAAACTTAAGATGTTTTTAATAGATTGGTGGGAAAATATAGTTCAACCTAATGAAGATGCTTTTAATAAGTTTTATAGTGATTACTATACTAATTGGTGTAGCTACTTTACCTCTATAGGTGTTCCGTTTTATTGGTGGGATAACGTATGGGTTCATCACCGTACTAAACTAAGATGTAAATGTGGACATTGGAATCAAGAGTATCATTTTGAATTTGCAAATATTTTACTTACATTTATGAAAGATAATCCTTACGGTAAACTACCTAACCCGGCCCAGCCAATTATACAATTATAAAAGAAGGTGTTTGTGTTTAGTCGAACCAAATACAGTTAAAGATATCCGCGTGCCTCTTTGTATTTTAGGAAGACCATGTAAGTCAAAACACCCTATAACTCCTTCTTCAAACTCCTTACCTTCTACCATTAGTTTAGTATTACAATCAGAAGGTTGTAACTCACTTATAAATGCCCACTTACGGCTATATCTACTATCTATATGTTCATAGAAAAAATCTCCTTCTTCCCATGTATGTATATGGTACATATCATAAGTAGCTTCTGTATCTATATTAGGAAAAGAGTAAATATAGTCTCTTAATTCCTTATGAAAAGGAACTCTACTAATCTCTATGTTAGTAAACTTATAACTTCTATCTGACCAGCTGTATGCTTCTTGTTCGGTATCTCTATTACCTATAAACCAATCTTTATACTCTTGTTTCATTTTACATTAAGAACGCTTCTCTCTATACAAGATACGATTTTTCTTTCTATCTTTCAACTAACTTTATGATGAACTTCCTAATTTGGGGTATTTATAAAAGATGAACAAGCTTGACCCACATACATTATTTTCTATCTTCGAACAAGGAGATGAAGAAATCTATAAAGAGCACGGTTTAGAGAGTAATCTTAAAAACCCATTTGTGCTTATAGGTATGGTAATAAGAGGTATAGAGAATTACCAAATGATGGATATGATGTATATGAAGCAATACCCTCAAGAATATAAAAACGTAAGAGCGATAACCAGATACAAATACTACAATAGGTTATACAGCTATCTTACTAGGATAAAAAGTGATAGACTAGATAGTAAATTCACAATAGGAGATTCTTTTGATTTAGATAGTGTAAAAAATGCTCTTGATCATTTAAGGGTATATTACGAAAAATTAGAAGAATACGAAAAGTGTGCTGTCATAAAAAAATTTTTAGACTTCACTTATTTACAAAATAGAAAAGTTTTAATATGATAAATACTTTATGGGTATTTGGGGATAGCTTTAGCGTACCCCTTGGGATTATACCATATACTTCAAGAAGAGGTATATTTAGATCTGACTTGTTTGATAATCAACAAAGAGACTCTGCTTGGTATAATCAAATAAAAAAAGAAGTAGGAGTAAAAGAAATAAAAAATACCTCTCTCCCTGGAGCTAATAATAATGAGATACTGACTTACTTAATAGATAAGTTACCATTTTTTGAACAAGGCGACCAAGTCATTATAGGTTTAACCGGTTGTGGCCGAGTTGAACATACATGGGATAATGTCCCAAATCAAAATGCTTTCCAGACCTTTTCGTCCCAAGTATGGGTTACTATGACTTACGATATACCTAGATTAAAAGAACTCCAGGGTAAAGACTTTCACAAACAATCAGGCTACCTAGTAGATGAGATAAATAATCAACATCTTTATTCTAGTAGGTATATGCACTACCAACACTACCCTATCTTAAAACTAGCACTTTACATCTATAATTTTTTATGTAAAGATGTAATAGTGTGGCACCCGATCCTTTGGAGGGAATACGAAAATATTACTACTTACACAAAAGGTAGGTATACTGACAATCATTGGTCCCCTAACGGTAATATAGAATTTAGTAAAACAATAATACCATTGGTTGGAAAAGGGTTTAAAGTCTTGAAAAGCAAACAAGGGTGCGACGGAATTAAGTACCTGAAGCATGAATATTACATACATAAGGGGGATAAACCGCGGGCAAACTCTCGCGTTTCGCGCGGCGGTAAAAATCTTTTATAAAAACGCTTGTCTCCTTGACTTTTTTTTCTTATATTTGAGTATAAAATCAAGGTTATGTTATTTATATTTATTAAAGGTTTATTCATTGGTGCAATATACGGAACAATATCGTATATCTTATACTTTAACACTAAAAGATTTCTATTATTAGTTTCTAGCTTAGTACTATTAACTTCCTGTACTAAAGAAGAAGTAAGTACACCTACTTGTATTAATAATGACTGCTCTGCTCAATTATCGATCCCGGGTCAGCTTGATGTAAATGGATTTTACCATATAGATTTAGATTGGACAGGTGATCATTATCCTCGATTTAGTATTGATATAGATGCTACTATTACCGATCCTTGGTATTGGTATAACGGTATACCTTCTGTTCAAGCTAACTTTTATACAGAGGATACTTGGCAGTTTAATCATGATATTCTCCCAGTAGTACAAGGAGCTAGAGTATATCTTAGAAAATATTCCGAAGAAAGAGCTTCAGGTAAACGTATAGTTGGCCCTTTTCCCCCGGAAATGGAAGGAGATACTATAGAAATCTCATCAAGAATATGGTGGGAAGCCGGCATGGCTACTAAGTATAAAGACTTTTCTATAAAATTTATTGTAGAATAGTTGATTCTTTGAAAAAAAATCATTATCTTAATTTATATTATATATAAAAGTATATAGAAATATAAAAAAATAATATATAAGTATATAAATATATATAAATAACTAATAAAATTAATCTAATATGTCATTATCGGCCGAAAAAATACAAAAAAACTACGAAAAGCACCTTAAGATTATAGACACTTACATAGGAGATCGTAAAGATTCTATTAAAGAGATGATCTCTCACATGGAAGATACTTACGTAATGGCTCCTGCTAGTGGTAAAACTTGGTACCATAGTGCTTTTCCCGGTGGCTATGTTGATCATGTTAATAGAGTTGTGGAATATGCGGTGAAGCAGTCAAGGTTATATCAAGAGATGGGTGGAACAATAGATTACACCGAAGAAGAACTAGTCTTTGCCGCATTATTTCACGATTTAGGTAAGATGGGTGATGGAGATCGTCCAAACTATATACCTCAAACAGATAAATGGCGTCAAGATAAGCTATCAGAAATGTATACTTTTAACCCTGATCTTGATTTTATGTTAATTCCAGACAGGTCGTTGTTTATTTTACAGAAATTTGGTATAAAAGTTAGTCAGAAAGAGTTTTTAGCTATTAGATGTCATGATGGTGTGTTCGATGACGCTAATAAAGCATACTTTTTTAGTCATGTCGAGTCATCTAGACAAAAAACCTCTATTATCTCAGTACTTCACAGTGCAGACTTCTTAGCCTCTAAGGTAGAATACGATATGTGGAAGAGAAATGGTGGATCCTCTACTCCAAAAACACAGAAAACAGGTTCTTCCACCGGAAAACGTGTAAATTCTTCGGAAGGTCTTACTAATATGTTAAAAAACCTTTAATAATGTTAATATATCAAATTATTTCCGGAATATTAGTTGTTATTCTTATTATTTTTATTTATATTCTTAGAAACCTACTTAAAAAAGTAGAAAAATACGAGGATGTTGTACAAGACCAGGTGCGATATCTACAAAATATATCAAACGCCGTAGGCGAAGGTCAAAAGCACCTACAGAACCTTGACGAGAAAGGGGTCTTCCAGTCAGATGATGAGGTCGGTTATTTTTTTGAACAAATGAAATACGTACAAGACGAGCTAAACCGATACATGCTCCCCGAAAATTATGGCAAGGAAGAAATCCAAAGCTAACTACTTTACATCAGAGACCGAAGAATATATAAAGAAATATAATACTTCAACAGATCAAGATTACCGAAATAAGATCTTTACAGATCATATCTACCTACCTTTTTATAAGTTAGCAGAGAATATTATACATACTTTTAAATTCTACTATACAGACGTAGACCAAATTGAGGACTTAAAACATGAGATAGTATCAGTTTTACTAGAGGAGAAAATTATGAAGTTTGATCCTACTAATGGAGCAAAAGCATATTCCTATTTTGGCACTATAGTGAAACGCTGGTTAATAAACTATAATAATAAAAACTATAAAAAACTTAAACAGATTGGTTCTTTCTCAGACGTTGAGGATTCATATGAAGACGATCTAGATGATCTTGATGCTCCAGGTGCACTTCCTTTAAGTAAGTTTATTGATCAATGGGTTAACGAAGTTTACGAAAATCTCGAAAAACTTTTTGTAAAGGAGCATGAACTACAAATAGCAGATGCTGTTTTAACTATTTTTAAGACCCGACACGATTTAGAAATATTTAAAAAGAAAGCACTATATATCTATATAAGGGAAATGACAGACTGTGACACTCCGCAGCTTACAAAAGTAATTACCTCCTTAAGAGAACTTTTTCGAACACAGTATCAAGCTTACTACGATAAAGGGTTAATATCTAATAATCCTTTGTAAGTCTATTTATTATAAACTATTTTTATTATGAGTTTAGATAAAGAAATATTTTCAGGAAAGACTCTATCTGACCTCTTTGGTGAAATATACGACAACTCTAAAGAAACTAAAGGACAGGTTAAAGCTCTTATCGGGGAGTTAAAACCTCTAATAGAAAACATTGGAGACGCTACTCTTATTGTTCCTATGATAAAGGAATATATGGAGATAGGAGTAAAGAATGACGAGCATTTGATTAAATTAGCGACGGTAATTCAACGTATAGAAACAGCACAAGCCAAAGGAGAAACAGGTGAATTTGATTTCTCAGACTTACAGGATTTACTAGAAGAGCAAGAAGCTCTTGACCAACAGGTAGATGAAGTACAAAAAGAAGAAGAGGAGTAAATGGCAATCAATTATAACTTTGGTTCAAGATTAACTCCTTCTAGAAGTAGTCAAGCTAAGGGAAGTAGTAGCGGAAACATTCCTAATATACTTTACGGAAGGGTTACCGATATAGTTGTAGACGCTTTTCATCCTCTTTACAATACATATGGAAAGAGTCAAGCACTATATGGGGTAGAGTACGTAGAAGTAACTACAGCAGCAGACTTATCTGATGATGCTGAAAAAAAGTTTGCGTACTGCGGTTCTACTTTTTTTAAAAGACTACCTTTAAAGAGTGAAATTGTTTTAATAATAAATGCACCTTCATCAGGGAATAGAGATTTTGGTGGTACAAGCCTAAATAAATACTGGATAGATATTGTACCCATATGGAATCACACACACCATAACGCTTACCCGGATGTTACACAGGAAGGAGAAGGAGATGCAGATTTAGGTAAATATTTCGAAGAGCAGTCTGCAGTTAATAACCTACAGATGTTCCCCGGGGATGTTATTGTAGAAGGTAGACATGGAAGCTCACTACGTTTTGGTGGAACTAAATTTGATTCTAACGAAATAACTGATTCATCAAATAATATGAAACCGTTTACTATACTTCGTAACGGTCAAGTTGAATCTCAAGATGGAATAGATACTGTTTTAGAGAATATAGATGAAGATCCTAGCTCAATATACTTAACATCAGACCACACTATTAACTTAACTCAAGCTAATGACAAGAGAGACGCATTAGAA